GAGTTGGCCATATAATACACTTAACAAGGGAGCTGGTCGGATAGCTCGCACCTATCCGCTCCGGCGTTATGTCTTAAGTTACAGAGTAACCGTCCAACCTTTTAGCCGGGGAATGGACGGTTATTTTTTATGCTTGTAATTACTCACAAGCGTTATGATTGCACAAATCATGATGACAAAAGTAAACAAGTCCGAATATGTAACCATAGCTTGTCCCCCTTCCGCAAGGTCTCGGAACGGATGGCAAGGAACCGTCTAACAGCCCCCTTATTAATTGTATTATATTGTCAAGGTGCGCAAATTTGAGCGGCTTCGGATTTTCGTGAAATTCACGATTTGATCTACGGAATCCCGGAACTGCCTAAGTTCAACTTAGGGCGTCAACTCAAATTGATTTGTTGTCGTGTGAACCGGTCGAAAGGTGCGCGTGTGCGATAGCGTGCTGAGCCATTTTTGGATGGGGCGACCTGGGGAGTTTTTCCCTCGTTGAAAAGACGAACTGTCCTTTTTGGATTGTGTTAACCTCGGTTATCTTGGATTAAGTTATATTTTTTATCATTTCATATAATTTATCTCTATCCCAAAGTTTTACGTTTAATGCATTTGCTTCTTTCCTGGCTTGTGTTGTAAAGTATTGATTTGTTAATACAACAGCAACGTCTTTATGATAAAGACTTTTCCCAGAGTGAATTTGTTGGATGGCTGCGTTACCGATATTTGAAGAATAACATTTACATTGAATGGCATATGTTATGCTGTCTTTTTCTGCTAAAATATCTACACCATGATCGCCACTTGCCTGTGTAATTTCTATGTTAGAAAAATTATTATACTGCAACAAGTCTGCACAATAATTCTCAAATTGTTTTCCGTTCATATTATCAATGGATTTCAAAATGCTAGTATTATTAATTTGTAACATGCTGTTTTTCTCTGGATATATCATGTGTAAAGCTTGTCTAGAATCACAGACTTTAAATAAATCTTGCATTATACCAAGAGAAAAATGCTTAATGTCAAATTGTGAAAACATAAATAAGTAAATACCAGCCTTTTTTGAATTAAGTAATAGTTGGATTAAATCTATGTTTTCTATAAAGTATGATTTTACTAAATAAATTTCAGAAATAATAAAAATTATAGATGGAATTATATTAGTTGCTTTAGAGTTATATGAATATAGGTCCTTTACTTGAATTTCCGCAAATTTATGAAATCTTTCTGTCATCTCATTTTTTAATAAATCTATAGTAGTTTCTATTTTTAAGTGATCTGATACAATAGGAATGAAAAGCTGTGATAATGAACTATAGTCTCCATAGGACAAAGCATTTTCATCGTAAATAACTAATTTCATGGTTTTGGACGAATTATAAGTAAGTAATTGGTTTATTATATTGTGTTGATCTGCTTCAGTACACTTATATATTATGTAATGATCCAATTTTGATAGTTGTTGACCGTCGTTGGAAAAATTAGCAATAATATTTAAATATATTAAGAGCATATCTGCATCTGATAAAGTATTATCTACATCAATATTATTTTGTTGTTCTTGCCCATTAGTTGAAATAAATTCATATGTTTCAAATTCATTTAGAGACATAAGAATGCGACGAGGAGCAGTCCCTTCCTCCGAATCTACGATTCCCGCTTCTTCTAACTGATCCATAATATGAGATGCGCGGTTAAAACCAATGTTGAGGTTTCTCTGCAGAATTCCAATGGATCCTTTTTCTTTCCCAATCAGCAATCTGGCAGCATCTTCAAAATAGGTGTCCTTGTTGTTAATATTTATTTTTTGTATGTTTTTATTGTTGTTGATAGGAGTGCATTCAGATATATTGCGTGTGTCATTAATTGATATATTTGTACTAGTAGATAAATTTTTTGTTTTTTTTCTGTCTAGAAATTGATTAAAAAACATTGCTAATCTCCTGTAAAAACCAAAAATAACTATTTTTGTTGCTTTCTTTTTTTTATATATTCTGGATCACTTAAATTTGTAATTAGTTCTTTTTTTATATCTTCCTCTGAACGCGTATCTTTTATTCCATCTATGACAAATGGAATAGAGGTACATATATAATCGGATATATTTTTTATATCTTCATTTTTTAATATAAAAGAATTATTTTGGGACTTAACAACATAATATACAGTTCCTCCAAGGGTTCCAGAAATAAGTTGTTGTTCAACAGTTCCGTAAATTTCTCTTAAAATAGTTAATATTGCGTCATGCATATTTTTATGAGGAAATAATTTTTTAAATTGTTCTGATTGCACAAAGTTATCTATCTCAGATTTTCTATGCATATACATTTTGAAATCTTTGGTTTGTACGTATTGACCTAGAGTCATATTATCTATCAGAGGCATATCAGTAAATTCAGTTATAGGGGTTTCTAATGCGTCAGCAATCTTTTGTAAGGTCTCTATTTTAGGGTTCTGCTTTCCGTTTTCGTATTTTCTAATATTAGAATCTGCAATCCCGCATAAATCCCCTAATTGCTTTTGTGTAAGTCCTTTTTGTTTTCGGATTTCCTTTATTTTAGTGCCTGTTGGCATTGCTTCACCTTCTTTCCAAATGATAATAACATATAAGTTTTTAAAAGTACAGATTGAAAATAATCTATTTTAATATTGACAGATTAAAAACAATCTGATAATATCAAAGTACAGATTGAAAACAATCTATTGAAAGCGAGGTGATAAAACATGAAGTTAAACCTAAAAAAGGTAAAGCTTGCAATGGCTTGCAAATGCTTAAGCTCTAAAGGGCTTGCGGGGAAATCTGGTATTAATTATGTAACACTGATTCCATACTTGAATGGAAAGCGAGAACCCGGAACGGAAGCACTCGGCAAGATTGCCAAAGCACTGGACGTTGATCCAGAGACACTTATCGATTAGCAAAGCTTGGCGGCGATGTAGAAAGAGAGATAGGAAGGAGAACAAGAGAATGAAACACGTAAATTTTAAAGACTATGCAGAGGTAAATGAGAGAATCTTAGAGGGATACACGATCACGAATGTATCAACTGGGATCAATGCAGAGGACAGTGGGATGTTGTTGGAGCTTTCAAAGAAAATCGACAATGTGACAATTGGAATTGATGTTTGTTTTAATCCTGCACCAGATCCAGATATAAACGAAACAGAGTTTATGATTTCTGAGGAATATGTGAAGAAAATCGAATAGGGGGCGCAATATGGCAGATGATAAAAGATTCTTAGGAGCAAATGATATTGCGGAAATCCTCGGATGTAGTGCGAGTTATGCATATAACGTGATTCGGCAACTCAATGCGGAAATGAAAGAAAAGAATTATATCACAGTCCGCGGCAAGATTAACGCTAAGTATTTTTACAAGAGGGTAGGTCTTGCGGATGAATAGGAGAGGAAGTGAAATAAATGGCTGCTAAGAGAATGTTTAGCTTGGATGTTATAGATACAGATAAATTTATGGATATGCCTAATTCAACACAATCTTTATATTTTCATCTGGGAATGAGATCTGATGATGAAGGGTTTGTTTCATCGCCGAGAAAGATAACACGTTTAGTAGGATGTCAGGATGATGATTTGAAATTGCTTATTGCAAAAGGCTATATAATCCCTTTTAACAGTGGTGTTATTGTTATTGCGGATTGGAATATAAATAATTGGGTTAGACCAGATAGAAAGCATAGCACGTTGTTTCAACATGAAAAAGGAATGTTGGGATTAGAAAATGGTACATATTTCTTGTTGGACAATTTGCAACCAAATGACAACCAAGTGACAGCCAAATGTCATACCGAGATTAGTATAGATAAGAATAGTATAAATAAGAATAATAAACAATGTGCATCTGACAATGCACCGAAAGTCAGCAAAGCGGCAATAAATGAATTTTTTGAAAGTATTTGGAAGTTATACCCTAGCAAAAAAGGAAAAGGTCAGATAAGCGATAGTAAGAAAAAAGTGCTTTATAATATCGGTTACGATGAATTAAGCAGAGCCATAGAACGATATAAGGCAGGACTTGCCAAGGATGAATGGAGGAAGCCACAGAATGGCAGCACCTTTTTCAATAGTGGTTATATCGATTATCTGGATGCAAATTATTCAGAACCCGAGCAGATAACAGATCCAGAGGAAGGAGATAGATCAATATATCAAGATGAAGAAGACTATAGAAGATTACGGGAAGAGCTTGGATAGAATAAAAAAGGAACTGCCGGCAGAGCGTGAGGAGCTTTCACGAGAGCGAATAGAGTTGCAGGATGGGAAAATGTGTGATCTGGTAGCTTATGATGTTAAAGACTATGGATATGCAGAATATGCCGAAAACATTGAGCAGAGCAATGGAGACTTCCGCAGAGCTCGGTCTCTGATACCATTTAATTATCTAGATGCTAATATGAGCAAATTCAGATGGGATATATATGGCGTAGATGTAAAATTGCAACAAGGAATAGCAAAATCGTTTATAGAGCAGTTCAAAAAGTACCAAAAAGTCGGTAAAGGATTATATATATACTCAAAGACGAAAGGGAGCGGCAAAACATTATTAGCATGCAGCCTTGCAAATGGAGTTATGGAACATCTGGATATATGTGTAAAATTCGTATCGGTTCCGGAATTGCTTGAATTGACAAAGAAGAGCTATAAAGATTTTATGGAAAAAGAAGATATTGAAAGAATCCGCACAGCTGAATTACTGATCCTTGATGATATAGGAGCAGAAATAAAAAAAGAATGGGTGGATATAGAATTGTTCCGACTTATAGACTACCGGTATTCTAATCAGCGAGTGACAATATTCACAAGTAATATCTCTATGAACAATCTGAAGCTTAACGAGAGAATTGTAGATAGAATATTCAGTATGTGTATCAAGCTGGATTTGCCAGAGAAGTCTATCAGAACCATGCAGGCACATGATGAAAATATGGAATTTCTGAGAAACATAATGAAAAACGCCCCGGACGGTGCTGGCACACCATCACCAGGGCAATGAAACCCGATAACAAGTCAAAAGACCGGATTCATTTGCATTGTAGCAGATTCTGGCAGAAAGGAGAAGTATGAAATGTAAAGAAATAAAAATAGGCGATGTGATGGATGCACTAATAAAAATGTGCGGTGAACCTGTATATAAGGTCATTAGGGAGGATTCCCAGGGGAATCAAATAGCAGTACCAACGTTTTATTTGCCAGCAACAACAAGATAGATAGGAGGAATAAAAGATGGCGGACACATTAAAAAAACTTATTCAAGAGGAAGTAGAAAAATGCAATAATTATGAATTATTAAAAGCTATATATTCATTTGTCAGAAGATTGAATAAATAATGAAATATCAAAATTAAAGGTACAGGGGGAGTTTAGATATATCTTGCTCCCCTATTTTGGTACGTAAAATGGGACAAATTTTTTTGTGGTTATTGTAAAATAAAGCTAATAAAGAAAAGAGGTGATGGATGAATGACAAAGGCAGCCTTAGAAGCAAAAAGAGAATACGATCGGCAGTATAGAAAAAACAACCGTGAGAGATTAAATGAATACCAAAGAAAATGGCGAGAAAATAATCGTGATAAGCAAAAAAATAGTAATATCCAGTATTGGGAGAGAGTTGCCCTAAATAAGCAGAAGGAAGTGGAAATATGAGAAGATTATATGGTGTGATGGTAGATGAAGACGTAGTAAAGAAACTTCCAGGTAATGGAAGCGGCTATACAGCTGAAGAAATAGAAGCTATGGCGACACGCGTAATTCCAACATACAGAGTAAAACAAGATATGATAGATTATGCAAAGAAAATTTATAACAAACAGCATAATCGACTTGTAGAATTAAATTTTGAAAAAGGACTTGATCCTGATGGGAATGAAATAAGGGTACAGGGGCGGCTTATTTGCCGTAAGGTATTCGGGATTTCGGTAGACAAAGAAACTTTCGATCAATATCAACAAAAACGGTATCAGGTCTGCGACAAAAATTTTCCTATAAACATAGTGGAAATTTATGCTAATAGCAAAGAGATTGAGACAGAATTACCGGAAATGTCAAAAGCAGCAAAAAAAATTATAAATGAAGCCACTAAAGAAATTAATACAAAATTTGGGTATAAAAATATCAGCGAGGAAGGAAAAAATATGAAGAAAAACCATTTATCAGATTACTTGAAGGAAATGCAAAAGTTAAGAGATGAAGCTGTAATGAGAACTCAGGAAATTGATGAACATTGGAGGGAAGAGCAGGAAAAATACAGTAAGGTCACAGGAATCAATGAAGCTAAATTGAATGAATTGGAAAGAACAGAAGCACGTTCCAGATATCTGAGGGCAAAGGAAACATATGATACAGAATCAGCAAACTTGAGAAAAAAGGTGCAAAAAACGCTTGATAATTTACAGGAAGATTTTTATGCCCAGGTAGAAGAGCGGTGCAGGGCGAAATCCAGCGATTTAGATGATGGGGTAATTAAATTATTACATAGCGGCATCCAGCTATCTGAAAACGAATTATATGGACTCTTGGATGATGCAAAATACAATCCGACAATGACTCGTTTGATATCTGATCATATCATGAATAATGTGATTGGGAATAAAGATGTTTCCAAAGATTCGAAGCTGCGACCATTAAGAGAAAAAGCTTTTGTGTGTAAAAGAGCGGCAAGTGGAATAGAATACAGGCAAATGTTTGACAGTTTAAGAAGTTGGACTGAGAAAAATTATGCTACATCAGGAAGAGGATTCTCAGAGCAATACAACCAATTGCTGGAGAAGAGCATACTGACTTTTGACGCATACGAGGGCGTAGAGCATAAAAAGATAAATTTAGAAGATCGATTACCGGAAGAAAGTGAGGAATAAAATAGTATGTTAGTTTTAATTGGAATTTTTAGTTTTTTAACATTGATATGTTCCTTTTTTGGAATGTGTGCATTATTAGCAATTTATAGCAATCTGAAAGACGGAAAGGATAGATAGCGTGATAAAGGTAAACATTGATGAAAAAGAACTACAGGATGGCTCGCACATTGAGATACGAAAAAGAAAAGAAGGGATTGTCGTTGTTAAAATTCCAAAAGGTACTATGTTAAAAGATGTACTGATCCAGACTGACAGTATACATACAAATAACTGAATATAGAGTGTTGCGTTTAATGAAATGCAATAAAAGTTCAATGGAGCTGATTTCTTAGAGATAGGAGATTAGCTCTTTTATTTTTTATGAAAGACGAGGAAAACAAATATGGACAATATTTCATTAAAAACAGGAGTAAAGGAAATTGCAATAAGGAACGAGGATGATGAGGTAGTAACGATTTTAAAAATTAACACGTCAGATTCCAGCACATTTAATAAATTTAATCTCATTGCTGAACATTTACATGAACTGAGTGCTAAAAGCCAGCAGGAAATAAAAAAATGGTACGAGGATCATGGAAAACATGATCAAGATATCACAATAGAAGATGTATGTGCAATCAATAGCATACGTACAAAGTTTTTGAAAAACATTTGTGATGAATTAGATGAGCTTTTTGGAAAAGGAACCATAGAGCAGATCTATGGGAATATTATTCCAGATGAAGTTGCAATCACGGAATTTGTAGATTCTGTAACACCTATTGTAAGCAGATTTTTTAATGAGAGGATTGCTGAAAATAAGAAAAAATACAGTTCAAGCAGAAAACCAAATCAAAAAATAACTTCAAATAATTAAGGCGGTGGCTCAATGAGTGAATTTGATGGTGAGATCCGTATAAATACCAAAATTAATACAGCTGATGCAGAAAAGATGCTTATGAAGCTTGAAGAAAAAATGCAGCAAAGCGCAAAACAATGTGAAAAAATACAGGCAAAAATGAAAGAGCTGGCAAATCAGAAGATCCCGACAGAAGAATTTGCACAAGTACAGGCGCAAATTGAGAAAGATACAGCATCTTTGAACAAGCTTATTGAACGCATGGATAAATTTACGGCGTTAGGCGGTAAGACAGATAGTAAAGCGTTTAAAAGTATGCAATATGATGTAGAACAGCTCAGGAATTCAATCAAACAGGCGAAAGCTGATAAGCAGGCAATGCAGGCAGATGGCAGTGATTATATAAATCCGAAGACAACACCGCAATATCAAGAATTAAACACTCAATTACAGAATGCACAGAGTGAATTTAATAGCTTAAAAGAGGCAAGCAGACAAGCTGCCAGTGAGTTATTAAAAACAGGAAATAAGGGAAATACAAGCTTCTTAAATATTGGAAAAGCTGCAGAAGCAGCAAAAAAAGTTGTCGGTGGAGTTGCTTCTGTAGCAGGAAAAGTAAAAACGGCTATGGGAAACATGGCAAATAAGGCGGGGAAAGCTTTTTCCAAGTTAACAACGCATACGAAAAAATCTAACAGTGCGTTGAGTAGATTCTGGAATACAGTCAAACAGCTGGCCTTGTCTATGGTGGTGTTTCAGGTGATTTCCAAAACATTTAATGCGATGGTGGCAAGCATTAAAAGCGGTATTCAGAATTATGCAAAGTATTCGGATAAATTTAATGAATCTATGTCTGCTTTTAAAACGTCATTAGATAATTTAAAAAATTCTGCTGGTGCGGCCGCAATGCCAATAGTAAATGCATTGCTTCCTGGAATAACAGCCCTATGTGATGGATTAACAAGAGCGGCCAATTTTGCAAACCAATTGTTTTCTACTCTGGCAGGGAAAACTACATGGAGTAAGGCAGTAAGTCAACAGAAAGATTATGCAAAGTCACTAGATAAAACAGCCGGCGCAGCAAAAAAGACAGCTGGAGCTTTAGCTTCATTTGATGATCTAAATATATTACAGAAAACAGATAGTGAAAGCACAGGCGGTGGAACATCTACAGAACAGGTACAGTATACCGAAGAAAAGATACCAGATAGTGTCAAGAAAATCAAAGAGATGCTCGGAGAGAGTGACTGGACAGAATTAGGAAGTATGATTGCAGACAAAATCAATAAAGCAATGGAGAATATTGATTGGGAAAGCATTCAACAGGAAGCAGAACTGATTGGTACACGCATTGGAACGCTCATTAATGGTTTTGTGGCAGAATTTGATTGGAATCTTTTAGGAAAGACTGTTGCAGAGGGGATTAATACAGCACTTATATTTTTGAATACTTTTTTGACTACAGTGGATTGGACAGCAATAGGTTCGGCATTTGCTACAGGTATCAATGGATTTGTTACAAATCTTGATTGGAATTTATTAGGCACAACAATAGGAAATGGCTTTAATATGGCTATTGATAGCTTTTATGGATTTGTTAGCACACTTGACTGGAGCAAACTCGGCACAAGCCTTGGAGAAAGCATACAGAGTGCATTAACTACTATTGATTGGGAAACACTAGGAAAATCTGTTTCAGATGGATTTATTGGTCTACTTGATTTTATTACTGAAGCCATTTACGCAATAGATTGGAAACAGCTTGGAAATGATGTGGCAGCTGTTGTAAAAAATATAGACTGGGATGGTGTCTCAGATGCTCTTTTTGAGGGTATAGGTGCAGCGCTTGGCGCATTAGCAGCATTTTTACAGGGATTGCTGGAAGATGCATGGAATAGTGTTGTGGACTGGTGGTATGACGCTGCTTATGAAGACGGTGAGTTTACAATGGAAGGACTCTTGAATGGAATCACTGAGAAACTTACAGATATTGGCAACTGGATAGATGAACATATATTTCAACCATTCATGGAAGGCTTTAGAAATGTATTTGGAATACATTCACCTTCTACGGTTATGCAGGAAATGGGAGGCTACATAATTGACGGCTTAAAAGAGGGGCTTCTCGGAATATGGGAAAAGGTTGAATGGATTATTACAGAATTCAAGGAAAAATTAAAGGAAGCTTTTACAAATGCAAAGAACAATACTATTTCCATTTTTTCGTCTATGAAAACAAAAATGGTTGATATTTTTAAAGGTATGTGGAGCGGAATGAAAAATGTTATTAATACAATTATTAATGGCATTGAATTCATGGTAAATCGTGTTGTAGATGGAATAAATAATATGATAAATGCTTTGAATAGATTATCCTTTGATATTCCAGATTGGGTACCCCAGTTAGGCGGAAAGAGTTTTGGATTATCTATTCCTACAATTCCAACTGTAAGTATACCTCGCCTTGCCAATGGTGGTATTACGACAGGATCTACATTAGCCAATATTGGAGAAGCCGGAAGGGAAGCAGTGTTGCCACTTGAAAACAATACCGGATGGATGGATGATCTGGCATCAAAGCTTGCAAGTAAAATGCCGGACTACAGTGGAGCAAAGACTGTAATGCTTGCTGTGGATGGTAAGGAATTTGCAAGGATTAATTTACCATATCTGCAGGATGAAGAAATGAGGCTGGGAATTGTGGAAGGATAGGAACAAGCCTATATAGAAATAACTGCTTATAATAACTCGTATGAAATGATTTTGCACAAGGGAGAGCTTTTATGAATAATAAACAAACAGTAATAGATATGGCGATGGAATTAGATTCGACAATTGGACAATATATAGCAGATGCTATTATCGATCATGTTTCTTACGATAAGCTTGTAAAGAAAATGGCACATCAAGGGAAAGGATTTCCGATTAGCAGGACACAATTTTATAGAAAAAGAAAAAAATTGTTAAAACAAATTGACGAAGAAAAAGTGTAAATCAGACATTACCAGATGTTATTACTCTGTCAGATGGATGTATAAGGTGATAAGTGGATGAATAGTAAAATCAAACTGAAGTGGAAAATATTTGCAGATGAATACATAAAGAATGGTGGAAATGCTACACGGGCTGCAACAGCCGCTGGATATTCTTCTAAGACAGCGTATTCGCAGGGACAACGTTTGTTGAAAAATGTTGAAGTTTTAGCATATATAGAAAAGCAGACCGAGCGCATCGAGAAAGAACAGCACCGGGATATAATGTCACTAGCAGAAATCCAGGAGCGGAGAAGCAGGATAGCGAGGGGTGAAGTCATTGACGGACTGGGATTCTCCCCGGACTTCTCTGACCAGCTTAAGGCAATGGATAGTTTGGAAAAAGTTTTGATGATTGCGGAAAGACAGAAAGTAGAGAATGAAGAGAAAGAAAATCGAGAGAAAGCGGCAATGTGGACGATTCCGATTACAGACATAACAAGCGATTTCGTAGCAATATATCGAACAGTTCATGAGGCTTTTGCGGGAGAGGTTGATGTACATGAGATTATCTCGAAGGGTGGGCGAGGTTCTATCAAGTCGAGTTTTTGGGGAAATTTATCATATGAGACCATCAGACAGGATCCGCAGGCTCATGTTGTATACACAAGAAGATATAAAGTAGACTTAAGAAGCTCTGTTTTTAATCAGTTCATGAAAACCGTCATAAGATATCATGATCTTGAAAACTGGGATTTTAAACAATCCCCAATGTGTGCGGTGTATAAACCGACCGGGCAAATGGTCATGTTTGCAGGAGCAGATAAGCCGATCAGCTTGAAGTCTTTCAACGTGCCTTTTGGCTATGTGAAGCTTTTGATCCATGAAGAGTGCGACGAGATGGCAGGAGTTGAGCAGATGGATAACATTGAAGATACATTTCTGCGAGCAGATACACCGGCGCTTGACATAAAAATCTTCAATCCTCCGAAGTCAAAAAATAACTTTATGAATGAGTACACTGAAGAATGTAAAAATAAGCCACAGACACGGATCTGTCACAGCTATTATTATAATGTCCCAGTGAAATGGTTAGGAAAACGATTCTTCGAACGTGCGGAGTGGTTTAGGATTCATAAACCATTATATTATAAAAATAACTACTTAGGAGAAGTCACTGGAACAGGCGGAGGCATCTTCGATAACTTAGAAATCCGAAAAATATCGGATGAAGAGTTAATGACATTCGATACAGTAAACCACGGATTGGACTTCGGATACACACACCCACAGGTGTTCAGTCAGAATTATTACGATTACGAGACGGATACTCTTTATATTTTTGGCGAAGTGTATTCTAAAAAGTGTAAAAACTCTACATTTGCCAGAAAGATAAAGAAGTTTATGAATGTCGAGATTATATGCGATTCTGCCAGACCGGACGGAATAGCAGAGATGCAGGACTGGGGATTTAATGCGATCGGTGCAAAGAAAAGATGGGGAAGCGGAAAAGGAAGGGATTACTGTTGGGAGTGGCTTCAGCGATGTAATAAGATCGTGATTGATCCGGAGCGTTGCCCGAACACCGAAAGCGAGTTTAAAAAGGCAGAACATGAACAGCTCCCAGATGGTTCATTTTCAGATGCATACCCAACTTTAGAAGAGGATACGATCATGGCAAACATTTATGCATTGAACAGAATTATCATGACCAGCCGAAGGAATGACGGTCTTTATGATGATGATGTGGAAGAAGAATAAGAGGTCTGCGTTCAAATTGTCGGTATTTACCCTAAATGTCGTGATTTTGTAAGAGGATGTACCATAATGGTATGTCCTTTTATATATTTATGGTAATGCATGATATACCAGGCAAAATATTGCTGTTAATCCTAATAAGTGAATGATACTATTATGATACTAATAATCGTAAGAGAGCCTATAAAATGCATTGAAAAGGGTTGTTTTGAGGTTTAAAATAACGGAAAATGCGAGAAAAAGCACGTAGAAAAGCATAAATAATAAAAGAGCGTCTTGCACAGATGAAATAGAACAATAACCGTCCAGTCTCCCTAGCAGGTGGCGTGGACGGTTATTTTTATGGCAGGGTGTGTCATTGGTTTGTTCAACATGCACAAATTACAGAGCGAAAATGTGCGAAAAAGCAGAAAACTTGCTTGAAAAAAAGACTGGAAACGAGTATTATATAGTATATATACGTTTTTTGTAGGAAGAAGGGAGTTGGAAGAATGGCATTACCAAGTATTTCTACACCAAAAGTGAAGATCGTGAATAAAGACTTAGAGGCATGGATCAGACTCCCTGCACTGGAAGAAGGAGAACACTATACGATCGAGTATCTGCACGATGTATTACGGGTAAACCAGATCACTTATGGAATTGATGAAGCACAGCTTCAGAAGATCCTCGATGAAGAAATCTATGAACAGGACGTACTGGTGGCAAGAGGCATACCGGCAGTAGAGGGACAGGATGGATTCTATGAGTATAAGGTGAATATGAACCTTGAGAAAAAGCCAAAGATACTGCCGGACGGATCCGTAGATTACTGGTCCATGTACAGTGTACAGTCGGTTCAGAAGGATCAGGTCATTGCGATATATCATCCGGCTGTAAAGGGAACAGATGGAACCGGAGTTTCCGGAAAACCGATTGCCGCAAGGGTTGCCAGAGAACAGGGAGCACTTCGCGGAACTGGTTTTGGACGAAGTGAGGATTTCCTTACCTATTTTTCGCTGATGGATGGGAAGATTGATATTGAGAATGATAAGATCAGGATCCAGCCAATCTATGAGGTGAGCGGAGATGCGAATCTTACTACCGGAAGCATAGATTTTACAGGAGATATTGTGATCCACGGCAGTGTGGAATCCGGAGTTACGATCAAGGCAACCGGAAGTATCACGATTGATGGAAACGTGGAAGCCTGTAATCTGGAAGCCGGTAAGGATATCATTTTAAGAAGTGGAATGGTCGGAGGGAACAAGGCACATGTCAGAACCAAAGGAAATCTGTATGCAAAGTTTATTGAGTATACAGTCATCCAGGTAGAGGGAGATATGGAGGCAGACGTATTGCTCAACTGCACAGTTGCGTGCAGAGGATCTATTCTGATCCAGGGCAGAACAGCGAAGATCATCGGTGGAGATGTCAGCGCAGTCAAGGGAATCAGGGCTACCACGATCGGAAATGACGCAGAGATGCGGACAGCTGTGACCGTTGGAGTAAGTGCGGACTGTATTTCAAGACTGAATCTGCTGAAGAAGAAGATGGATATTACCAAAATGGAACTTGATAAGATCGAACAGGGACTTGCCAAGTTCGAAGAGATGGAGAAGGAGCGCGGAGTAAGCTATAAGGAAGATCCGAGAAGAGTGGCACTCTTGCGTACCAGAATCCAGAATACGGCTACACTTGCAGGAGATGAGGGCGAAGTGAAGCGGCTTGAGCGCATGATCTCAGATGGAGCAAATGCAACGGTCTGTGTGACAAGAGATGTATTCCCTGGGGTATCCATAGCGATCAGGGATCAGGTTTTAAATGTGAAGAACAATGCAAAATGCGTGGAGTTCTATCATCTGAACGGAAA